ATGAGCAAGCAACGACGTACGTTTTCCGCCGAGTTCAAGCGAGAGGCCGCGCCCCTGGTGTTGGACCAAGGCTACAGCCATATCGACGCCTGCCGTTCGCTGGGGGTGGTGGATTCGGCCTTGCGCCGTTGGGTGAAACAGCTCCAGCAGGAGCGCGACGGCGTGACCCCGAAGAGCAAGGCGCTCGCCCCAGAACAGCAGAAGATCCAGGAGCTGGAGGCTCGGATCAACCGGCTGGAGCGGGAGAAAGCGATCCTAAAAAAGGCTACCGCTCTCTTGATGTCGGACAAACTCGATAGAATGACATCTGAGGACGCCTGAGCGTTGAAGGTAGCAGCTTAGCGACCACCGTACAGCACAGCGCCAGATCGGGCTTGACGCTTTAGGACTGAATCATCCTGGCTTCTAACATAGCATTTAATTTAACATAATATACATTATGCGAAGCCATGGATAAGAACCCCTGAGCCAAGAGGCTCACATCGCTCA